ATTTACATCTAGCACACCATTTAAAGCAGATACTTGTGTTTGTGAAAGACCAGGAACACGAGCAATATTAGTTAGTGTTCCGCTTGGAACATTCCCTGACATCCCTCCACCAACAACATACTTTGCTCTAATTGCGGATTGATAAGTAGGAATTGCTCCTGATACACCATCCCCAAATAAAACAAAAACCTCATTGTCTTCAGTTAAACGAGTTGTATAAACAGCATCATTTGCACTGAAATCAATTAAATGACTTACTCGTTCCCATTTTTTCCAAGCAGTTCCTCCTTGAACATATATTTCTACGCTATTGGAAACAACTGGGAAATCTTGGATAAGGAAGGTTTGAGAAGGTTCTGCATCCGAAGTCCCTAGTAAAGCACCATAAACATTTGCTGTTTCAACTGTGTTTAACTCTCCTTGATACGCAAGAACTACTGCTTCACCTCGTGCTTGATTAGCAAATGGAGGCACAATGACGCTAGTTGTTGTTGTAAAAGTAACGGTTTCTACAGTGTCGTTAGCAATTACTTCGCCAGAGACTCTAGTCTCTGCTGGAACTGTGACAGCAGAAGCAGAGTTATTGTAAAAAGTTACGTCTACTGATGCGTTTTTATAACCAGAAGGAATATACCCGTAAGTTTCAGCAATTGCTAAAATGCTCTCACGTTGAGTTGCGGTTGATAAAAAAGACTCATTTGCAATACGGTCAATGTAGTAGTTAGCAACGTCCCCAAGATACGCAAAGGCTTCTGCTAAAACTACGCCAAAGTCACTGTTGTCTGCCCCATTCCATTCAGGAATTCTTTCTTTAATTCTCGCAATTAATTCTTCACGAAGGGCTTCATAGTCTCTACTTGTGTAGTCAATTGTTACTGGGATTTCGTTAATTGCCATTAGATGTTCTCCTGATACTGAGGTTGTTTGTTGCCAATACTGACAAGAGCAATTACAGTAGTTTCTTCTTTATCGTTTGGTAATGAGTAAGTAAGTATAACTTTAAGAGACCCGTTTGCATCGTCGTTCTCAAAAGAAGTTTCTAAAAGCGTTACCAAAGGAAGAAACTCTATAAAAGCCTGTCGAATTTCTGCTTCCATATCCCCTTGGATACCACTCAAACCATTTAACCATTGATTAGCAATCTTTGTTCCAAAAAAAGGACGCGCCACTCTTTCGCCAACCATAGTGCCAATTACAGAGGTAATCCTGTCAGCCCAAATTTTACTAGGGTCTTTTGTTTTAGCAACATCCCCATAACTATCTAAGCGAAAAGGAAAACTGATTGCGTATTCATAAGCCATGATTAAGCCCACTTTCCAGTTGATGTTTTGGCTTTACCATTAAAGAACTCAGTTGTTGGTCCTTTATAGGTTGGATATTTTTTTGTTGCGGATTGGTTTTTTAGCGTAGCAGGTATGTTGACACTTGGGTAGTTTGACTGCTTATTAGTAGAGGGCTTTTGTCGTAAGTTTTGGTTTTTTCCGTCACTAAGCAAAACACCTTTACATTGATACACGCCGTTTACATTTAGATAATGAGTGACTTTATGTACTAACCAATAACCATCTGCGTCTTCTAAAACTCCTTCTACTTCTACTAAAGAATTAGGCATGATTCTTGGGTCCCCTTGGCTTTGAAAGGTTGCTGGGTTATTGAAGCGTGCTTTAGCAGCCTTTGCTTTTGCAACAGACTGAGAAACTTCTTTGGTATTGACAACTACATTGGTTAACTCTTGGTTAAAAATAGGGTCTGATTTAGTTTTTCTAATCTGCTGTTTATTTTTTGGGGATTCTGTGCTTGTAAAAGAGACGGCTTTAATTGGGTCAACACCCCGAGTAATTTTAAAAGAGTTGTTAGGAAAATCGGGGTTTTCTAAATAGTCCCCATACAACGGAGTTATTCTGTCAAGCGTCTGTTCTTCTAAACTAGAGAAGGGTGGCATAAAAGTCTGCTCTTGAAACAAAATAGGCATCCCACCAATTGACTCTGAGACTACTTCATCAATAGTCCTAAAAAGGATTGTTTTTCCTCTTACAGCAATTGTGTACCCACTCATATCTGCCAGTCTCTGTAAGAACTCCCAGTCACTCTCTCCTTGTTGTGTAATTTGAGAGTAGCGAACAGGGTGACCGCTAACAACAGCCTTCAATCCGTTTCTTTTTGCAATCACTTGTACTACGTCAGCCACCGTTTTATTTATCCACACACCAGATTTAGAGTCTTTCATTTTAAAGGTTAAACCTAAGAAAGTTATTTCACTCTCTTTACTTGCTTGAATAGCGTGAGTTCTTTGAACACCGTAAACACCGCCAAAAAATGTGCCTCTTATTCCATTTGAAGTTCGCCAATTTACTATTACTGGGGATTCTGTTTTCAGTCCCTTTAGCATCAATAACCCAAAGTCAGAGAACTTTAAAGTCAAAATGTCATGGGTGTTGACTTCTTGTGTTAAAGTCATTTCATTTGCAGGCATAGAAAAAGTAGGGTAGTCAGGGAACTGTACGGAAAAAGAGTTATGTTCACGTGATGAGTATTTTTGATTATAGGACATGGACTGGAATCCTTAGTTGTTGTCCTGGAACTAACTCAAAGGGGTTGTGAATATCGTCATTATAATCCATTATGACCCACCAAAGATTTGGGTCACCTAAAAACTTACTAGCAATAACGTCGATTCTATCTCCCTCAACCCAAGAATAATAGAAAACTCCAGACACATTGTTAGGGAATACTCGATAAACACCCACTTCAAAACTACTTTTAACAGGGTGGTATCCCTTTAATAAGAGACCGTCAGCGTATCGACTTGAAAGTGGAATCATGATAGCCCCTTACTTTGCATCAATCGTAGTTGTATCATGGAATCTATGTGCTGAAATACTTACAATAGATAAAGTTGGAACCATGTTTTCAGTAAAAAGAATGTGTTTAATACTTACGTTTATAATGCGTGCCAAGTAACGTAGTTTTCTACCTAAGTGCATTTCAACTGCCATACCATTTAACCAACCAACATCTGCTGTTTTTGCAAGGCGCAAGGGGCTTGTATACCCACCCATCTCACCATTTACTGCTTTAAATAAAAACTCTAAGTCGTACATTGTTCCAAAGTCTTTAATAAGGTCACGGTCTGCCTTTTTGACCACTTCAGGGTAATAGTTTTTGGAATCAGCATCTTCAATAAGAGGCGCAGTTCGTGTAGTGTTTGCTAAAACGTTCATGTCTTCAATTCTATTTAAGTATAGTGTAAAACTAATTGTGCTGCTTTGAGTTGGGGCAGTTATCATGTTTGCTTGGTCTTTTCCAGACATCATTAACTCTGGGGAAATACCCTGCAATGTTCCAATAGTTTGGTTTAATTCTTGAGGGTTGTAGTGAAATCTAAAACCATAAGGAACTTTAAAACCACCTGTTATTGCTTTTTCTTTATCTGATTGACGTGAAAGTGCAGCCTCTCTTGCTTTTTGGTTGGAAACAATAAAGCCTCTGTTAGTATCGCCGTCACCAAAAGTACTTAGGGTCTCAACCATTTTTGAAGCCAACATTGGTTCTACTGCTTTTGCTAGTAAAGCCCTGTCTACAATAGAGTTATTTCTAAAGTAGGCACTCTTTACCATTGGGGCATTAAAACGAATAGTCTTTGCAGGAGGAGGGGGTTTTACTGGTTGAGTAGGCTTAGGAGGAGTGGGATTGCTCGTGTTATTTTTAGCGTCTTTAAGTGCTTTTTGAACACGTAGTTCTGTACGGAATCTCTCTGATTCAGTCTTTAAACCTTTTGCTTCTTTAGCGTACTCATCTTGAAGTCTTTTAATACTAGCGTCAATTTTTGTAACAGTGTTGCTCGCTTCGGTAAAGTCTTTATTCGCAGCCACTATCTGATTTGCAGGAGCATTTGCAAGAATAAGAGAGGTAAGAACGTCTTGGAGACGGCTACGATTTGCAGATACCGACACTTTTAGTCGTGCTTGTGTCTCTATTTGTTGTTGAATCCCTTTAAGAGTTTTTTGGGTTGCCTTTGCTTGCTCAGCCTTTTTTTGAGCGGCTTTTTCTTTCGCAAGCGTTTCGTTTGCTTTAGAGACTCCAATAGCAATGAGGTTATCTCTTTGGTACTTTGCACCTAGTCCTTTTATGTCTTTACCCATTATTTCTTACCCACTAACTTAAATAAGTTTTCTTTTTCAAGTTGACTCTTAACAATTTCAACTAAATTCATTGCTTCAGCGTAAGAGGCTTGTTGCACGTTAACATTGATTGTTATAGAAGGAGACAGAGTAACTCCCGTAGAGGAGGAACTAAGTGTTGCAACCGATGGGCTACCGCCACCTGAAGGTCCAAGTCTCTCTAAGTAACGACCGTTTGTATAAGCACTCCAAGGCTTCCAGTTTGTTCCGCCCTTAGAAATAGCGTAGGCAACACGAGCATTTGTTGCTGGGTCATATAAATCTTCATTTGAACTTAGGCCGTGTGTTTTACGACGTGCTGGTCCTAAATCACCCAACATATTAATTTGAAATAGTCCGTATGAGTCATCTTTTAAAAGACTAGGGTGGCTTTTAGCACCAGCCCTTCCACCAGATTCAGCCTTTGCTACACCATACGCAATTGATAACGCTTCACCAGTAAATCCAGCAGCCTTTAATACTGCAACAAGACTTTCATCTGGCATTGGGTCGTAACTTCCTTGACCTCGGTTACTGGTTGTGCTTCCGTTTGTAGAGCCAGAGGCTCCAC